GACCGCCGCGCCGTCGCCGCCACTCAGCCATGCCCGCCACTCACCACCATTGACGCGCCGCTCGAGCTGCCACCGCTGCGGATAGCGGGCATTGTGCCGCAGCTCGACGCGAATGTTGCCAGCTATTCGGGAAATATTCAGCGACGGCTGCGACGGGGTTGTGCGAATGTAATTCGATTCACCCCACGACGAATCCAATGCGCCATTCCAGGCGTCGACACGATACCGGAATTGATCGTTTTCCCATACCCCGTAATCGACATGGGATGTGCCGTAAACCGTTCCAATGCGCGTCCAGGCTTTGTCCGACTCGACCCACCGCTCTATGCGATAGTGGGTGGCGAGTGGCACGGCGGGCCATTCGACCCGAATGGCCCGGTCGCTGATGCGGTAGGCGCCCGGGTTGGGGGTATTTGGACGGGCGGAGCCGTGTGCGGGAATCCACAGTGTGGATTCGTGGAATGCCCGCACGCCGCCGCCGATGTAGTCCACGCCACTCAGCGACGCGGCGCAGGAAATCGAATACCCGGAGGGGCGCAGCGGGAATGTATCGGAGAAAGATTCCAGCACGGTGGAGCCGCCAGTCACGTCCACGCGAACAGCCCGGTTTTCCGAGCGGGAACCGAAGCTCCCGGAGCGGGCGTACTGGGCCGAGTTGTCCCAGAACCGGTACCCGGCCTCGAGGGCGATCTGCACGGACACGGACACAGTAGTGTCGCCTGGGCGGGGATCCGACATCACCCACGTGATGCGGACCCGCATGCGCTTCGAGGCGCCACTAGACGGCGCCCACGGCCCGTAGGTCACGTATGTGGCCATCAGATAGCCCCCTCCATGCGTCGGACGGCGAGCGGCAGCATCCTCAGGAACGCCGTCAGCTCCTCGAGGTCCCGGAGCGCCCCGTCAGGGACGTGCAGCTCGACGCGGTAGCTGGCCGGTCCGCGGGACGCCGGTGCGGCGGCGAGCTGGGCGAGCTGCTGGGTGGGATGCACGTAGGAGCGGGGCGGCAGGGACACCAGCTCCGGGCCGTTCTCCCCGACCAGGGCGATCCCGCCCGGTGTATAGCCGCCCTGGGCGAAATGCGGAATTCCGATCGAATCGGCGACCCAATCCTTGAGCGCCTGAATTGGCCATTTGGCAATTCCCTCTCCGAGTTTGGTGAGGACGCCGCCACCAATATTCGAGATGGCTTTCATGCCGCCGGAAATTGCGTCGTTGAACCAACGCAGCGGGGCGGTGACGAAATCCCATGCGGCTTGTGCGGCGCCGGCCAGGAAATCCCAAACCTTCTCGCCCCACCCCTTGGATTTCTCGATAGCCTCGGGGGATGCGTTCGCGGGGAGACCGGAGACGACCCCGACCCTCGGGCCGTTGTCGCGGCCGCCGAGACCGTCGCCGCCGCGCAGGTAATCCTGCGCTTGCCATACCGCCGACCCGGCGGCGGTGCCCGCGCCAGGCAAAGGGACGCCGTGGGCGTGCGCAACCCAATTGCCTTTGCCTGCCCGGTCCCAGGTTGGGATACCGACACGCCGCAGCGGCAGAATGAATGTGCGATATCCGCCTGTGATGTCGAGGGCGTCGCCGGCATGCGACGTACCCGAGTAGGAGGTTCGTGGTCGCCAACCGCCCTGGGTGATGTGCATTTGGGCGCCGGCCATTTTCTCCGCCGCCTGGATACGGGCGGCGAAAAGCGACGTGAATCGGTGGCCACGGAATCCGATGATTCCGCCGCCGGCGTAGCCGTGGAGACCGTCGTAGTGCTCCCGCCACTGCGCCAGCGATGTGCCCTGCAACGCGGCCTCGTTCAGCGCCAGCAGGCGTTTCCGCTCGTACGGGTCCTTGAGAGCCTCGGAGACAATGATTCCTTCGCCGCGGCGGGCCATGATCAGTTGGTCGTCGCCGTCACGGTAGCTGGACGTGCCGGGCAGAATACCGCCTCGGGCGAATCCGGCGGGAATTGGCACTTTCGGCAGTAGATTCTTCAGGCCGATTTTCTCGGCCAGGCCGTTGATGCCGCCGATGATGCCGTCGTTTAGGACGGTTTGCAGCACGAATTTGATTGGGGCGGTGACGAGGCCTTTGATTTTGTTGAAGGCCTCGCCGGCGGCCTGCACTCCGGTATTGAATGCCGAAGTGATGCCGTCCCAAATGCTTTTCGCGATGCTGCTGGTGGTTGTCAGGATCCAATTGAATCCATCTGAAATTCCCTGCTTGAATGTTCCCAAAGTTGAGGAAACAGCATTCCAAGCGGCGACAAACGGTTGAGTGACCGCGTTCTTGAGGCTTTCCCATGCCGAGGTTGTTATTCCGACGAGCCACTGCCAGGCCGAGTTCATGCCGTCTCGGATCGCCCCGAGGGCGGCCCCGGTCAGGCCTTGGATTCCAGCCCAGGCGGACCCGATTGTGGTGCCGATGATCGCGAAGGTGTTGCTGGTCAGGGTGACGAGCCACTGCCAAGCGGCCTGGAGATAGCCCCAAACCCCGTCCCAGATTGCTCTTACCCCGTCCCAGGCCTGTCCCCAGTTGCCGGTTATGACCCCGAGAATGGTGGTCATGATCCCGGAAAGCACCTGGGACAGAGTCTGGAATGCGCCGCCGATGTAGGTGACGAATCCACTGACCAGGGGGAGTACGTAGGGGCCTACGGCGTCCCATGCGGTGCCGATGGCGGCGAAAGCGACGGCGATGATCGCGCCGAGCGTCGTGGCCGCGGCACCGAGCGCCGCGAAGCCGCCCTCCAACTGGGGCAGCACCCCCGCTACGGCGCCGGTGAAGCTGGCCCACAGCTCCCCGAGGATCGGTAGCAGATGCTCGCCGACCGCAGACCATGCGGTGGTGAACCCGGCCCCGAGGGAGTCGATGAGATCCATCACGGCCCCGCCGGGCTCCATCAGCTGGGCGAAAACATCTCCCAGCTGCATGAACCCTTCACGGAACTTGAAGAGGGCATCGATAGCGGGAGAGTCCTCTTCAAGGCCGAATGGGGTGCCGGAGTAGTCGCCGGTGAACAGCAGCTGACCGACCTGAATTGTGCTGTCAACAGCATCCCGAATTCCGGCGAGAATCCCGATAATCGGGTTGTCTTCCTCCAGGCCGAATATTGGGCCGGCGTAGTCGCCGCTGAACAGGAGGGTTCCGAGGCGCCCGAACTCCTCGGCGACGGGCTGGATGGCGGGGCCGAGACCCATGAGCCATTCCAGCGCCGATGCGGCGACGGGCAGGAACATTTCACCCAGACCGGTAGCGAAGTTCTCCCACTGCTGGGAGAGAACTTGCACTTTGTGGGCGTAGGTGTCGGACTCTTTGGCGAAGTTGCCGTGGGCGTCCTTGGTTTGCTCCATGATGAGCGCGAGCGTGGCGGCCTGCTGCGCCTCGTTGCTGAAGCTTCCGCCGACCTTCTGGAATCCGAGGGCGGCGGCTTTCGCATCAATCTCGGATTGCTTCAGGCTGACGCCGTAGCGCTCAATCGGGTCTCGCTCGCCCTTTAGAGCGGAGGATAGGGCTTCGACGGCTTCGCGGGTGGTGCCGCCAAACATGGAGGAGAGGTCGGCGCCGAGGCCGATGAGCTTGTTCGTTTGCGGCGCCAGCTCGGCCATTGCGGTGCCGCCGTTTTTCAGCTGCGCACCAATCAACGTGCCGAGCTCGTTGAACTCGTTCTTCGACAATCCGACCGATGTGGCGGCGGAATCAGCCCAGGCGTGCATTTGCCCAGCGGATTCCTTGAATACCGAGTCAATCGCGCCGACAGACTGCTCGAGCTGACCGGCTTTGTTGACGATGTCGGCCATTCCGCGGCCGACTTCGGCGACGCCGACAGCCGCGATTGCGGGGCCGATGAGTTTGCCGATTCCGGCGCCGATTCCGGATATGCCGCCCTTGAACTTCGCGCTGAAGGCGTGTCCGGATTCGGACCCTTCGGCGGCGGCTTTCCGCGACAGCCCGGAGAAGGGGTTGACGTGCCCAATGCCCTGCTGGAGGGCGTTGCGGACCTTGTGGCCGAAGCCGGCGACCTGCTGGCCACTCTGCTGGGCGGATGTGCCGACGCGCTGCTGCGCGGCCGCGACTTCCTTCGCGGCGTGCTCCTCGGCCTGCTCCGCGGCTTTCAGGCCGTGGCTGGCGGCTTCCGCTTTGCGCTTGGCCAGGATCATGCGGTCCTGCGCCGCCAAAGCCTTGGAGGATCCTTCGCCGGAGCGTTCGACCGCCTCGGCGTAGGCTTTCTCGGCTATGGCGGGGTTT